GGCAAATATATAGGGCACAAATAGAAATGTATAAAGGATAGCAATATATTTTGGCCGATTTTTCTTACATAAATGCGGCTTTCCAGCGATATCTCCAAAACGGCCTTTTAATTCGAATTGTATAAAAGCTTTCATTTTACTTGCACATACCAGGGAACTACCAGTATCTACTTTCATCGAACTACCAATATACTCGTTTAAATGACAAATATACGGCGTTTAATCACATTTAAAGCACCTTTCAGGCAAATATAACACACCCGGTTCTGGCTCCATTACATGGGGCCTTTTTAAGGTCATGAATTGGCGTAGTGAGGTGATATTTTTGGGTAAAAATAGCAAAGGAGGGACGAGAGGAGGGACAAGAGGAGGGACATAAAACGAAAATAAACGGCATATAAAATATAGGCAACGCATAAAAACAATGTCGAGAACCATACAAAAACGAAAATAACAAGGGGGATAATACCCTATACAATCAACCACTAATAAAGCTATAAGACGTATAACAGGTTGAAACCCACTATATAATGAGATAATTCCATAAAATTTACCGGTAAAGTGTGTGTGTGGATGAACAAAAGGGTTATTTGTCCACCTGGTAGGGATATGCCCACATTTTTATTATGCCGTTTTCTTGTAGGGGGTCTTTTTGGCGGCTGAGGCACGTTGCTCTCCGTGATCCTTCTCCATTTCCCGGATAACTTTCTCCAAAGAGCTAACTGTTTTCTCCAGGGCGGATATCGTCCTTTCCTTCTCTTTGCAATGTATGCAGTATACAAACTCGAGATTCCTTACTTCCGAATTTGAGGGATCCTGATCTTCAACATCACTATATGTTTTCTTTTCGGCCAGGATCATGGATCCTTCACCTGTCAATAACCAATTTGAATTCAATACTGGATATGTGTTCAGTATTTTTTCAAGTAAATCGACGCTTGGTTTGTTTTTTGCTTTATGAATATTGAGTAATACTGACTCCGAAATCCCTGTATTTTTAGAGAATTTGTAGCGCGTAAGTTTAAGATAATCAATGAATTTAAAAATTCTTTGGTTGATACTTAAAATATTTTCAGTATTTTCTTGCATTACTCAAATTAAATGCAGTATATTTGTTGCCATCATTCAACAAATGTACATAGACAAATGACCAAAGTCAAATATTTTTACGATTACCCTATCAACCGTGATGTTTCAAAACATCTCACACCGACCGACAAACAATTCATTTCAGAAAGAACAGGATTTTCAAAAGAATATGTCCGGTTATGGTGCATCGGTAGACGTAAGTCTCGTCCGATTGACGAATTGGCTCGCAAAGTTATGAAGCTGAATATTGCCAAACAGAGAAAATTGAATAACATATCTCAATCATAGGCTTCTTGGAGATCTACGATAACATATTCTGCATCAGTAAGCCAGACCTTACCTCAGGGGATCCCCTGAGCGATAGCATAAAGGCCAGGCCAGTGATCAGCGAAGAGGCGTTACACAAATACATGACAAGGTTCCCGCATATCCGTGTACGCAAAGGCGGCGGCATAGGTTGTCCTGCTCTTCTCAACTACGACATGCTCCGGGCGGACATCAAACAGCGCATCCAGGAGAAGTATGGTGATGTAAAACAGTATGCCAGGAGAAACCGGCTGCAGGAACTTATTGAGCCGGATCTGGCGGCGGCAAAGTTCTTTACAGACTTCAAATTCGATGATGATACCAGTCTCGACGAACAAAAAGTAAACAGGAAGTCTGAATATATCATGAATGCCACGATTTTAAACGCTGTTGGTTTTTTTGTAAGCGAAAAGACAGGAAAAAACAAACGTTTAAGCGGAAAAACATCGGGAATTTGGGAAGCCGCCAGTGATGCATTGAACACTCTGGATAGAGAAAAATACCAACATACCCTTCCATCCAACGCTCTTCGGCTTAAGGAAAAGTACAAAAACTATAGGGATCACGGCTATTTGCATCTCATTCATAAGGGAAACAAGAATAATAATGCCGCAAAGGTCAATGCCGCTGTTGAGAATCTTATTATCTCTCTTTTCTGCCAGGCAAATCTTCCATTCGGTGCCTGGGTTCATGATGACTACTTGAAATTCATATCCGGATCACTTCAGATTGTTGACGCGAGCGCAGGCAGCGGAGTTATGTATGACCGGGAAGACTTCTTTGATCACGATCGCGGCACCTATATCAACATCAGCCGTTCCACAGTCTGGAATATCATCAACAACCCGGCCAATGCCATCATCATTGACCGTATGCGTAACAATCGCATCGATCACATCACACAGCACACTCCGCACAATCATCGGAAACCGCCGCAATACTCCCTCAGCAAAATATCAATGGACGACCGGGATCTCCCGCGTAAAACCATTGACGGAAAACGGGTTCATGTGTACATGGCATTCGATGTAATGAGTGATGCGATCCTCAGCTGCGTTTGGGATATCAACTCACCAACTGTCGGCATGATTTGGGAATGTTTCCGGGAGATGTACCGGACGATCAATACCAATAACCTCATGTGGCCTGGGGAAGTTGAAGTTGAAAACCATTTGATGAGCGATATCCGGGAGCAACTGGAGGCGATGTTTGCATACGTAACCTTCTGCGAACCGCAAAACTCAAAAGAAAAGCGTGCCGAGCATAAAATCAGGGCCAAAAAGATCGGTGACGAAAAAAGAAACCAGGTAGGGATCTCCCGCTGGTACGGAAAGGGAAATTACAAGGGTAAAAGTGAGAATAAGGACATCGAGTACAAGGAACCTCGCTTGCCGTATGACCAGATCATTGCCGAGGACAAAGAAAGTATCCACCGGTTCAACAATGCCCCGCATCCAAACCAAAAGATGTTCCCAGGGAAAACCCGCTGGCAGGTTCTGGTGGAAAACATGAACCCGGATCTGTCCCGGCCACAAAAGCATAAGCTTTTCAAAGTTATGGGAGTGCGCACCGAGACCTCCATCCAGAAGAATGACTTTGCCCAGGTGATGTACGAAAATTACGCGATCGACAACCAGGGATCCATCGCCCGGCTCCGTCCAAATAACTATTCAGTTGAAGCTTACTACGTGCCCGAGCGCAATGGCAATATTTCTGAAGTGTTCATTTACCAGGGCGACACTTTTATCACAAAGGCGACCAAGATCGAGCGCTATAACGAGTCGAAGATGGAACGCACGGAGCATGACGAACAGATCCGGACCAACCAGGCAAAGCGCAAAGCCCACTTCTTTAAAACCGAGAAGGATGGACTGGCCGAGAAGGTTACCCGCAAACTGGAGATTATGCAGCCGGATGATTACTCAGAGATCCTGGTCGAGATAGTTGAAGAGGTTCCCGTAGAGCGCGAACTTTCCAATGACGAGATCACTGATCAGCTGATTCAGACATACTCCTCAGAATGGGCGAAAAACAAGGCTAAAAACGACATTTAATCCACTATTCATAAACTAAACAACTCACGCACATGATTTCAGAAGACAAAAAGAAGCGCATCATCAACGAGCTCCAAATGCGACGGATGAACTTCACTGGCACAGACCAGAAGTTTGCAGTAAGCATCGGAATGAACCCTGCCCAATACTCACGCGTAAAGCATGGAGATTTTGTAAAGGTGATATCGGATCAGCAGTGGCTAACCCTGGCACGGGTGATGGATGTATCCATCAATGATGCCCCGGCATGGAACATTGCACGCACCCCGGTGTTCGAATTCATTAGCGATCAGCTTCGTTTTTGTCAACAGCATGGTTCCTCACGCCTTTTGTGTGATATCGCCGACATCGGGAAAACGTTCACCGCAAAGGCATACGTCAAGTCAAACAAGAATGCCGTGTACATCGACTGCAGCCAGGTGAAAAACAAGCAGAGGCTGATCAGGTCCATCGCTAAGGAATTTGGTGTTGGATATGCAGGGAAGTACAGCGATGTGTATGCTGACCTGGTCTATTATCTGCGCGTTATTGAGACTCCTCTCATCATCCTGGACGAAGCCGGGGATCTGGAGTATCCTGCATTTTTGGAACTCAAAGCCCTCTGGAACGCAACGGAACGCGCGTGCGGATGGTATATGATGGGCGCAGATGGTCTCAAGGAGAAGATCCGCAGGGCCATCGATGGGAAAAAGGTAGGATTCACCGAGATTTTCAGTCGATATGGATCCAGGTACCAGAAAGCATCCCCGGAAGGCCGTGAGGCATTGGTGAACTTCAAGTCGGTCAATGCCGCCCTGATCATCAAGGCAAACTGTAAAGAGGATGTCAATATTCAGAAACTCATTGTGAAAACGGACTACAGCCTGCGCCGTATTGCTGACGAATTACGCAAACTCGCATAATCCATGAAGACATCCAGAGCCATATCGATGCATCAGCTGTACACCACCAAGATCCGGAGTCTCGAGTTCTCCGGATCCTGGCTGGATGCGATCGGTTCTCCGGAGCCATCCGGATCATGGATCATTTGGGGAAACCCCAAGAACGGAAAGACCCGGTTTGCTCTCCAGCTGGCAAAATACTTATGCACCTTAGGACTAAGAGTCGCCTATGACTCCCTCGAGGAAGGTGTATCCAAGTCAATGCGTGATGCTATCATGGATTGCAACCTGCAGGAAGTGTCGCGCAGGTTCACGCTGCTGGATAAAGAGCCGGTAACTGACTTGATGGACCGCCTGACCAGGAAGAAGAGCCCTGACGTGGTTATTATTGACTCCATCCAGTACAGCGGACTTTCCTATGCAGCTTACAAATCAATGAAGGATAAGTTTCGCAGGAAACTGTTCATCCTGGTCTCGCACGCTGAGGGCACTAAGCCTGCCGGACGTGTTGCTTCATCTATTCGCTACGATGCCAATGTCGCTATTTGGGTGGAAGGTTACACTGCCTATCCAGCCGGGCGCTACGGAGGCGGGGAGCCCTATACAATCTGGCCGGAAGGCGCATACAATTACACTCAACCTAAAAACGCGGTACAATGACAAGAACCTACATCTATGATCCGGTGCGATCCATCCTGGTCGCTCAAGAAGACGGCAAATCCCTGGGAGGGTATTTTGGCCGCATTGCTGACAAGATCTTCGAGACCCTGCTGATGACTGACGCAGTGATCCACCTGGGAGAGATCATGTCAAAACGGGAACGCGAGGCGAAAAACTCAAAAACGACATAGCATGTGCACGGAAGAAACCCCTCATGAAGCCATTTTCAGGCTACAGACGAAGATCGATGCCATCGAGGATGAGATCGGCAACCAGCGCAAACATCTGGCCACTGTACGGCGCAATCCTATCAAATCGGAACACGCTAAGCGCGAAATTGAGAAGCTTCTTGATCAGCGCGATGCAATCATCAGAAACATTTTGCAAATCAAAAAAAATCAACACTCTTTAAAACAAAAATCATGATCCAAAAAATTAACAAGGACACGAAAGTGTGGTACGACGAACAGGGTAAGGAGATCCCATGCGAGTATCTCTCAGGAAGCCTGAAATTAAAGGAATCAACCGCAGCAATCTTGGTAAGGCGTGCAAAGGTTCTCAATTTGTCACTGAAAAAGTTCAAAAAGGAAATTGCAGATCGCAGCCTGGCTGTTCATCAGAAGGCAATGGAAGATTATAAGGCCAAAGGCGACACCAAAGGCAGCTATACCTATTTCAATTTTGACAGGTCCATCAAGATTGAAGTAAGCATTGCCGAGCGCATTGACTTTGACGACCTTGCCATTAAAGCCGCAAAGGAAAAGCTTGATCTTTTCCTCAATGCCAACCTGGATGCAAAAACCGAGTTTTTGAAGGATATGGTTATTGACGCTTTCAGCACCTCCAGGGGAAAGATTGACTCTAAAAAGGTTATTTCCCTGATGAGGTATCAAACCAAGATCACGGATCAGTTATTCCAGGAAGCGATTCAGATTTTGTCAGACGGGATCCGCAGACCCGGATCAAAAACTTACTTCCGAATTTTTGAACGCATCGCAGACGGAAGTTACAAGTTGATAGAGCTCAACTTCTCAGCATTATAAAGCTCAATGCCTCCCGCTGTCGATTAATGGCAGGTCACAGGTTAGCATCCTGTATGCAGGTTCGAATCCTGTCAGCGCGGACCAAGAACATTTTAAAACGCAACACATGGAATTCCAATTAATAATTACAGGATCATTAGCTGAAATACAGCAGGTGACCAGCATGTTAAACAATGTGCCCGGTGAGGTTCTTCGCGTGGTCACGAAGGCATATGATCCGGATAACACAATCATCCCGAAAGTCAAACAGCCGAAGCAACGCAAAACTAAGCAGACTATTGGCAAGCGTGAGAAAGCTCCGGAGGATCTGCAGGTACATTGCCACACATGCGGACACCTTTTTCATCCCAAATTCATGCACACGAAGCATTGCAGCAAAAAGTGCTACATGCAGGAGTACTTTGAAGTTCGGAAAAAGAAGGTTGAACAGTCAGTTGATCCTGCTGAACCTGTCACAGAAACTGGTCCTACATCGAATGTAGTAGCCGAGAAGTCTGCCCCCCCCAGCAAGGTTCATAAAGGATCTGATTTTAAAAGCAAATTTAAAAAAGACCGAAAACCAACAGTCAACGATAACTACGGAGGACTTTATTAACTAATTATCATACAACAATAGCACTATGGGACTTTATACACAAAATCAAATTCGCACATTCATGGGCAAGATGATAGATCCACTGGCCCCGGATCCGGACCTGATAACCCTGGTCGATATCGCTCATGCTTTGAGCAATATCTGCAGATGGAACGGACATACAATGAAGTTTTATTCAGTTGCCGAGCATTGCATTTTTGTTTGCAACCTGGTTCAAAGCCCTGAGGATAAACTTGCAGCCATGCTCCATGATGCAAGTGAGGCATACATCGCTGATGTGTCCCGTCCGGTGAAACATCGCCTGAAGAATTACTTCGAAGTTGAGTATGAACTGATGATGGTAATATCGCGGAAGTTTGGTTTCCAATATCCACTATCAGCTGAAGTTAAAGCTGCCGATAACGCCGCCTTGGAGTGGGAATGGAATAACATCGTTCTATCGAATAACATCGAAACGATGTCACCTATTCAAGCTAAGCGTGAATTTATACGTCAAATGGAAATACTCACCCACACCTTAATTTACGAAGATGAACAATGATTTAAATGTATTCGACGCGGTACTTATCTCAATGCCTAATGCGATTAAGCAGGAGATGGTCAATATCTACAATGAATACCTCACTGCGTGTGTGAAGCATTCACGATGGCCGGAGGACTATGTCCACTCCGCTGCAGTTGTTGCAGAGGAAGCCGGAGAACTTGTACAGGCTGCCCTTCAGCATCGGTATGAAAAGGGACCTGTATCCAATATGTACACCGAGGCTATTCAAACCGGGGCAATGGCCCTGAGGTTTATGGTAAACAAACCGGAATTCTTTTGCTGGGCGTGTAAGCGGTTCGTACATGGGCCTGAGGTGTCCGAAGGTGGATATCATGAAACGGAGGAAGGTGGATGTGGCTGCCAGTTACACTTAATGAGTAACTGCAATGGATAAGACTCAGCGCATGCCTCTGGTGAGGAAAGGGATCACCGTACTCCGCTCGCAATACGAACCGCGTAAGAGCTGTTGGAAGATCGCAAAGGCAACCTTAAGCGGTGGTTGGTCACACTTCGGTACCGGATGGTACACTACCCAGGGAGATGCCAATAGCAAAATAGACTTTATCATTGAGAACAACCCGAATAAATACGTAAAAGACTGAAATGGTAACCTCAAACGATTGTTTAAAGAAATACGGCCAGCCTTCTGCAGCGAACAAATGCCTGCAGCTGTGGGAGCCAAACGACATCATCCGGAAGGGACCGGTACCTCGCCGGATTTACTGCAATGTCGATATGGTGAAGCCACTGAGACAGGCGCTGATCAACCTGGTGACCAGGGGAATGATGCCAGAGCTGAAGACATGGGACGGATGCTTTAATATCCGCTCCATGCGGGGAGCATCAACCATGAGTCTTCACTCCTGGGGTGTTGCGATCGATATCAATGCTTCAGAGAACCGGCTCGGTCAGATCCCGGTGTTGTCTCCTGGTTTCGTGCAGTGTTTCACCGATGCCGGATTTGAATGGGGTGGTACCTGGAAGCGCCCTGATGGTATGCACTTTCAACTTGCACGGATATGAGCGAAGATTACGACATCATCTACGATAGTAGCTGTCCGAAATGCGGACACTCTCCGGTTCATTCCCGCAGCTGCACGAATTGGTGTGAAGAGGGAATGTTCGACGAGAGTGAGGATGATCCTATCAACTTCATGCCTGGTGAGCTCTATACTCAATGTGCTGAATGTCGTGGAACCGGTGTCGAAGTTTGGTGCCCGGAATGTGGTGAGAATCTCTCAGGCCTTTCTGATGTTTTCGCGGTTGATCAGGATGAAGACGGGAGGGTGTGGCCATGAGAAAGCCCGGACTCATCGTAAAGCTATCTGACGGCCTCCTGGTGATCGTTTATAACGAACAGCCACTTCGGGTACCCAAAGGAAAGATCATACTTCACCTGGTGGATGAGAACCATAATCTTATACTTCGTGAGGATAAGACTCCGAAGATCCTGATCAAGTCAGAAATGGATTACTGCAATGAGATGCAAGCTTCAAAATTAATCGGGTACGTTGACTAATAATGAATTTATGAAAGTCGAAATTAAATCAAATAGCAGCAACACAATGGAGCTTAAGGTTCGCGCCATGATCAAAGATATTGCTGCATGCGTGGAAGATGCCTATAGCTTTCAACACGCTTTTGCGCAGAATATTAAAACCATTAAAAGTGGTAACCATTTGATTCCTGAATTGTCATATAAATGTACAACTTCCACTTTCGCTAAAGCTTTTGTTTGGCATACGGATGTACATGGTAATATGGATCGTTTGGTTGCTGAAATAACGGTTAAATAAAGGAAACAACATGAAGGCACTCAGAACAGTACACACAAAGGAATGGGTAAATGTAAGCCCTGAGAATGTATTTTATATTGAAGTAATGCCATACTTATATACAGACAGGTGGCGTCAATCCGACCTTGATATCATACTTCATTCTGCGTGTGCTGAAGTTGGTTACCCCTGTGAATGGGTAGATGTGGAAGTGGTTGTGAAGTCCGATGTCGAAAATCCCATAACAGCAGAAGAAATTTTACTCAATACAATGAGATGCACCATTGATGATGATGCAGACATTGATGTTCCTAAGAACTTCTATTATCAGCATGATGACGTTTTAAAAGCAATGCATCAATACGCTGACAAGAAAAGAAGGAGGCGGCCCAGGCAGCATGGAGTTATTGCAATATAGCCTATGACGCTCCGACGGTAACAAGGCAAGTTGAATTAGATGAATTTGAACAATGGTACAAACAACAGGGGGAAAACCAATGACCAACAAGGAGGCAATTAAAACGCTAAAGTTATATCAAAAGTGGCGTATGGGTAGTAAGTCTCAAATGTTAACTCCCAAGGAGGTAACTGTAGCATTAATTCACGCCATTAAAGTTTTGCAACAGGTAGAAAAGGAGGAAACAAAATGAAATTGTCATCTCAATATACTGTCCATGAAGATAAATCGGGAAATACTCAAAAAGTATTAATTACTACTGATGAAGATCCAGCTGGAGTAACGTTAACAGTAAAAGATAATTCTCCTGGAGGGACAATGACCTCGTTCAATCTCCCCAGGAGACCAATGATTGAGGCTTTGGTATATATTATCAATAAATTGAAAACTACTATTGAAGCTTAAAGGAGGACTAATCATGGACCGTCAACGTAATTTTCTATATGCAAAGATGCACGCCATCATAAAGGAACTCCACCTCGAGCGTGCGAAGCCTGCGCTGCTTGCCGGTTACGGTGTGGAGCACACAAACCAACTTTCAGAGGCCGACCTGAAGGACCTGGTGAAACGGCTTGACGAGATGCAGCACGATAAGATCTTCGCCGGCAGTTCAGATCCGGAAGTTAGGCGCTGGAGATCCACGCTGCTGTCACTGCTCAATAAGTACGGCGTTTATGGCACTTCGGATGATTGGTCGCATATCAACCGTTTCCTGCTGGATCCACGCGTGTGTGGCAAGTTGATCTATCAGATGACGATCGAGGAGCTGAAGGCCACATGCGTGCGTGTGCGTGCGATCCTGCATGATCAGTGTGCAAAGAATGAGGAGATTGAACGATTAATAATTCAGAACTGATGAAAATATTTCAATTAACCTCCAGCGTCTGGTCCGGATACATTGAATTTATATTCAATCACCAGGATCTCCTTCAGTCAATGGAAAATCATGCGGAGCTCAATGAGTCACAGCAAAGATTCCTGTTGGAACATATGCCCAGGGAAATTGCTGAACTAAATCTATTGAAAACCCCCAATACTACAATCACGGAAATCAAGCAGGAGGTTAACTTCGAAATGTTCTGGCAGCATTATGACGATAAGCTTACGTCGTCGAAGCGCAAAACGCTCAAGCGCTGGAACCAGATGCATGCCGCTGATCAGGTGCGTGCATACAATTACGTCACCAAGTATTTTAACAGCATTCCCCCGGGCACGCGGAAGAAATATGCTGAAACCTATTTAAACGCTGAGCTATGGGCCAACTAACATTAAGGGAACAGGAATATACCAGGGGCCGCATGATGGAAGTGGCCATGATCATGAAAAAGGTGGACCTTCACCTGGCAAAAGAGCAGCTTGCTTCCCTGGGCAGGATCATGAGCAGCTATCTGGCCGGTGTCGAGCTTCATGATGTGGATGATAAGGCTCTGTTCTTTCTGTTGTACAAGGTTTACGAGGATAAGATCCGCAAAAAGATGCTCACGCTTAAGCCTACTATCAAGTTATCATTTGACATGCCTCAGGCATGGGCTTTGGCTGTCATGTTCCGGGAGGTGAATTTGGACAACTGCCCATATGAATATCAACTCGCACAATCAATCGTAAGTGAAATCGATCACCAAACTGCTTAACATGGCGTATAACCGACTCAATCACCTTAAATACATGCGGGACGTAGTTGAAGTCTACATTAGGGAAAAGAAGCCGGGGATATCCACTGCCTATGTTTACAGGACATTTATCGAACCTCAGTTTCACATCAGCATGGCCACACTGTACAACTACCTGTCAACGCCGATCGCGAAGTGTTTGAAGGAGGAAGAGGCAAAAAAGAATAAAAGTATTGATGTCAACGCGTAGTTGATTCAATTTAATCTATATTTATCGCAAATTTAAAAACCAAAAAACATTATGAAAAAGAAACTGTTCATCGGGGTTGGCATCGTTCTTGCCATTTTTATGATTATCGGAATTTTCTCGGGGGGAAGTAAGACTCCAGTTGCTGCAGGAGGGGAAGCATCGGACGTTGAAATTGTTAGTTCCAATGAGACTGTTGACGAAATTGGAGTGCGTACAGTTCATGTAGAGATCCGAAATAATTCCGATAAGCTTTTGTCCTCATGCTGTTTGAAAAGCATTTACTTTGATGAATCTCAAAAAGTCGTTGGTGCCGGAAATGGAACCGGATTAAACATTGCAGCTCACGCGACAAAGATTATTGATTGTATGACAATGTCGGTTGAAAATGTAAAAACTTACAAGGTTCAGGTTGAAGTTGCATTGTTTGAATGATCCATTAGTATCTTGAAAATGAAAAACCCGCCATCGAGCGGGTTTTTTAATGCAATATTGTTAACCTTTAGGGTTAATGATTTTTGGATTATTACATATCTTCAACGGTGATCTGTAATCCTGCAGCCTGAATCATCTTCTTGGAATAAACCTTCCTGGCTGAGTCGTCTGTGATCTCCACGGCGAAGATCATTTCAATCTCGCGGATCCCGTCATCACGTTTAACTTTCCGGTACCCGATCCTGGTCAATGGGCCGTTGTTCTTTGCGCCGCTCCAGGTATGAAGCTTCTGATGGATATGCATCACGGTATCAAAGAATGACAGGGACTTTGCTTTTTGTCCTGCAGGAGCTTTCACATTACTGTTTGACAGGCGCATGTTGGCCAGGCGTACAACCACGTTTGCAATGCCGATCTGCGTCTGGTTGCCTTCATCGCTCCAGCGCACGTTGTCGATGTCGATCAACGCACATGGGAACTTTACCGGGGGTGCAGCACTGTAATAATCCAACTGGCCCCAGTCTTCGTCGATGTACTTCAGCTCGGTCACTCCCTGCAGGCGGGTTTTGATATCGTCTATGAGTTCTTTCATGGCTTTAATTGCTTTTGAATGCGTGTTGTAAAGTCGTTTAAATGCTGTTGAAAGATCCGGTCAACAGCCTGGTCAATCTGAACATGAGGCCCAATGAACTGGCGCTTCTCAACCTTGATCCGGGAACCCACTTTTTTCAGGGCCATCGCCTTGAATATCTCAGCCTCCTTATTCATCCTGGCACCCTTACGGGCTCCACCGGCTTTCATGTACATGGCCCAGAAGTACTTTTTCATCTTTGCCGTGACAGTGATGTATCCACCGTCATTGTGAATGGAGGCGTATGGCAGGGATGAAAAGAACTTGATGCTGTTACTGCTCGAGGCGGACTCGATACTGCGCCTGAGGGCTCCGGTGCGCATCATGAGCGTGCCCCGGCGATTGGGGATCCTGGTATCCGGCCACTTCTCGTCAAAGAATCCTTTGCGCTCGAAATTGCGATCGAACTCGTCGGCCACTTCAACACGCAGGTCACTGATAAAGGTTTTCAGGAAGTCCATTACCCTATGTTTTTGTCAACCTGTGAGCGTACTTTGTAATACGGATGCGACGGTGGAAAGATAACTTTCTCTTTGCCGGCATTGAAGCGGAACATCTCAGCGCGGTTATTACCCTTAGCATCAATATCCGTAGTGGCCGTTTCACCCTTTGAGATTGAAGCTTCCGAATCACTTAGCGCGTACTTTTCTTTACGCACCTGTTGAACCGTGCACCGGCAGCGCCATCCATTGGAAGGGGTGTACTTATCCCAGAACGGATCATCCACCCCCAGGGTGATGTTTGCCAGGGCTGCATGTGATATTCTCACTTTGCTATCCTGGGCAGTTCTGTACTGCAGGTTATACCGGTCGCCGTCCTTTTCAAAACCTGCCCACTTTCCGGCCATTTGTGCGCTCGTTGTCGCGAAAATGTATTCAGCCTCGAGATAATTCTCATTGTACTGCTGGTGCAGCGCTGTGGCCTTCTGTTTGAATTCTGACAATGGCGTGATCTGTCCCTGATCATTGAGCAGCATAGTGGAGAGCTCCTTCAGGGCAACGTGCGTTTTGCAGGCCGAGAAAACGAACACATCATTTTTCAGGCTGTCAATCATCTCCTGGGGAGGATTACTGTCGGAGATCCCTGACTCGAATCCTGCAGACAGGATCCGGTTGGTTTCCTCCAGCGCTGCCATCACCGGTTTATCCTTCAGCATTTTTGCGCTGTAGGATCCAATCTTCCGGATATGATTCACGACCTGTTTCCAGATTTTGATATTATAGGCAGGAATCTTGTCACTGGAGGCGGCAAGGGTGACGCCAGTGGAACAATCATGCGCATGGTGGTATATTGCTCCAAGCCTCGCGTGCAGCCCCTCAAAGGAGGGGCTTAGTCGAAAAAACTGGAAAGCTTTGCGTTTGGATCCGTGGTTGTCTTTTTCCCAGTCAACTTAATGCCAAACTTCTCCTGGATCCACGCGGGGTCAACCTCCATGTGCGGTAATACCTCCTTTACCATCGACCAGAGAAGTTCAATATTCTCCTGGGGATCGAATTCAAAGGTCAGGTTATCCGGGATCAGGCCGATGCGCACAAGGGCACCGAGCACCATGTCATTGAAGTAACTTGCAACCATCCTCTTGTCAGCATCCACCAAACGGGACAGGACGTTAACGGATATTTTCTCCTTACTCTCGTTGCCGTTCTTTGTATCCTGGCCAATAATGGCACCGGATATCAGCATCGAATTCTCATTGTTGCACAGTTTGATCAGGTTGGCATACACATCGCCGTTGCTGTCGGCTCCCTTTGCGAATTCAAACTCCTCGGTCTCGTCAATGATGAACCAGGCAGCTGCGCCCATATCTCTCATCATTTGTTCAGCACGCGACAACATCGTTGCATCTTGAGTATTGGTCTTCATCACGCGCGGGGGTATCCCGTAGATCTCGCAGAGCTCGGACCAACACGACTGAGCGAACCTTTTGAACAATACATGCGGAATGGCCTTATTTAACAAGCCGAAGTTCTTAGGATCTCCGAACTCGAGGACCCAGGTACCGTACTCCTTCATTTCGCGAATCGGGATCCCTGTAGTGTTGTTCTCATCCGTCAAAAACAGGCCCTTTCGCGGCTCAATGTTGTTCCGGGGAATCAATTCAATCCTTACGCCGGCATCGGAATTCAGGATCTCAATGACCGTAGTGCCATAATAGATCGAGTCCAGCATATTGCGAACGATATCATAATAGTACCGGGATTTCTTCAGGATATCGGTTGCTTCCGGATTAACCTTGCCGCCTTGATCCTTCAGGGAGAATGATGCTGCCATTGTCTGCAGGATCCGGTTTTCCATCTGGGAGGTTAACAGGCCGTCAATGGATATGTCCTTATACAGGTTTTGCAGGCGGATCCTCTTGGGGGCTTCTATTGCTTCGGCCTGCTTGAGCGCCATCTTCCAAGTCGCGAGATCATTGCGTGCCTGGCTGATTGCCTTTGGTGCTATAGTTCCGGCCATGCCGGTATCGCGTTTCTTTCCCGTGACCTTTTTCTTTTCCATGTTGACTGTTTATTCGTGGTTAAACTTTTCGCGGGATCCAAAGCGGAATGGCACGTCTTCAGGTGTGTCACCCAGGGGAAGTACCGGCAGATCCGGATTGAGCGCCGGGCCATCGGCATACTTGCCAACGCCGGTTACCTTCTCGAGCCAGGTGATGGCGCGATCGTAACGCTCTTTTACCTTCTCTTCGATGATATCGACGTTGCTTAGTCGGCATACATACCAGACAGCAATGCTTTTGCACAGTTCAAGAATGAGAGGATTCCGGGCGGCACCGGTGGCACCAAAAATGGCCGCGATATCGAAGCGCCGGCGACCGTCGATCCATCGACTCTGATTGTTTGGTTTCAGGTACGACTTCATCTCTTCCACGGCGGCATCGATGGCCATCACCACAATGTCTTCATTCGTAGTATCATCCTCAGTGATCTCTACAATTTCATTGAGTTGATAGGCATATAATGCCGATTTAAGTTCTGCTATCTCTATAAACATGATGCTTGGTTGAATTGGGTCCTCGTTTTCTGTATCTTCAATTAGTTGTGCCATACTACCTGGTTGTATAGAGTGACATTTTTTCAAGTTGCTCGATGGTGACTCCTTTTTTGTACAGAACCCGGCGCTTTACCAGATCCTTCAAATGCGACTTCATGAACACGCGTGGCCGTCCGTTGAATGGAATCACCAGGTGCTTTTTGTTAAGAAGCTTTGCACGCCTGTTTGCCTTTTTAATGGCAAAGTAGAGCCGGGTGTCGAAAATGAACTTTTGGAAATCGATGTACCAATAAAGAATTTTAATGATCATAAAGTGTGTAGCGTTTAAAAGTGTCTGTTTTCCCTCTTTGCGAAGACATAGGTTGCGTTACTGGCACGGGTGCGTTGCGATAACATCCATACGCCTCCCTCGAGCGCATCCGGAGCATCGTCCTTTGACCGGGATCCCTTCTCAAACATGAGCAGCTGATCAACCAAGACAATCATCCCTGGAGAGTCCTTTTCTTGTTTGTTCATGATCACCAGGCCGCGCTCAAAAAGTGGCTGCATTGCTTCAATACGGGCAAACTTGTCAGGCTTCTTACGGGCATCTCCCCGGATCGGGATATGCTGGCCGGCAATGTTACCTGCCTTCTTGAATTCATCCAGCAGGAGCTCCTGCAAAAAGTTGCTCTCCATGTAATAGAGCACAGGTACCTTGCCGTTTACGAACTTCATGATATCGTAATGCCAGGATACCATTGTCATGACGGTGCACTGATCAGAATAAGCTTTGAGCACATGATAGTGACCTTCCTGTGTTTTTCCGACGAGCATTGTTGCCTTGAAGTCGGCGGTTGGCGAGTGTTTGAATGACGGGTCAGTGTAGCAGATAAGTGTTTTGTAAAGCTTCAGGTCAAGCATGGGCCCATAGATGATATCCTTCTGCTTAAATACAGTACCTTCCGTAATCGGATTGTTCATGTATTCTTTCTGAAACCTGCGTTCCCCGACGAATTCACGCATCTTTCGAATCTCATCCGGAGTGTAGTTTTCGGGCCATGACGGAAGGCCCTTTTTATCCAGGGTATTGACGATTGTATGATATACACCCGGGCGCTGAGCATACCGGGCCAGTACACTGTCTTTCCCGATGCGGTTACCTACCATGACGAACCGACCGCGTCCCATTGCCATCGTTCCGGATAAGGCTGTAAGGCACCAATCGAGTGTTTCACCAACGCGGCGGGGATTGCGGATCATCTCATCATCGTCGATATCGTCGATTACAATGTAATCAGGTCGTTTGCCGCGATCTTTCAGACCACGCGGAGACTGCCCACGTCCCAGGGCTACAAATAAGCAACCATCTGTGGTATGGAATTCTCCATCGGCCCATGATCCCTTTGATACCTGATGTCCGAAGTCCTCAGTAAATGCCTGGTTGTACTGGAGCTCAGCCTGCAGATCCGCAAGCAGGCGCACGGCCATGTCTTCTGACTTCGATACCAGGATCATCACATTGACTTGACGGGGATCCTGTATCTTTAGCCAAAGGGGGATCATCAATGAAAGGTGCGAGCTCTTCGCATGGCCCCGAGCCCATTCAAACAAAGCCCGGGTGTCATTATTCTTCAGTAGGTACCCGGCAGCATCCAATTGGAACTTGCCGCACTTCTTGGTTGCCAGGTGCGGGAAATAGGTGTCGACAAAGAACTGGTAGTCTCTGCGTGCCCTGGTGATCCGCTTCTGTTTCTCCTCATGGGATTCCGTTATCCGGAATGTTTGAGACAGGATCCATTGGACCCGGTTCTGCCAACGCAGCTTGAGCTCTTTATTACTTCTGAAGTTTGCCATTGCCCAAACGGAATTGGATGAAGATATCCTGATACTTGGTTACCATCTTAATGAAAGAGTCAGTGATATCATGCTCAGCACGCTTCTGTATCAGGAAGTCCTGAAAACTCATGAAGCAATATATATCATCATCGATGGTGTTGGCAGTCTTTAGCTCCTTGAGTTGTTTGACGGCTTTTGCAAAGGCATCAGCGTTGAATGATCCTTCGCTGGTAAGGATCTCGTCGACCCTCTTGAGCGCCTTCTGCATAAGATCATCGAGTGAGATTGTGCGTGCTGCACGCTTCTGTTCCCAGCCGCCAGATTTCTTCCAGGATGCGAGTGTTGGATTCGTTACACCAACCCGGCTGCAGATATCAGCCTGGTTAACTCCCTGCATGAATAACAGATACGCGTACTCTTCTTTTTCTGGATTTCGCGACTTAACCTTTTTACCGGCCATCGTTTTTTCGCAAAAATGCAATTTTAAGAGTATAAATGAAAGATAGTATATAACACTTGTATAGATGCTTACAAGGGTTATATACTTCTTTGGTTTATGCGAATATGGCATGTATGTTTGCCGCTCTTAACACGATATCAAACATGAACGAGTAATGGCAAGACCCTTTGTTTTCAACGATGAAAGCATAGTAAACGACCGGGGATTCATTCTTCTGAATGCCGGCATCGATCTGGCCAGGTTCAAAGCGAACCCGGTGATGTTGCGCCAGCATGATCCGGAGCACGTAGTAGGTCGCTGGGATAACATCCGAATTGAGGGAACAAAGCTTTTAGCAGATCCCGTCTTCGACGAAGAGGATGATGATGCAAAGAAACTCAAGGGGCAGGTTGACCGTGAATTTGTCAAAGGTGCCTCTCCCTGGATCGTTCCTCTGGAGGCTGAACTGCGTGAGGTACCCACTCTGGGTTATTTGGCAGTGGTAACCAAAAGTGAACTCATGGAAGGTTCAATCGTTTCGATCCCGTCCAATGCGCTTTCACTTCGCCTTTCATCCAGGGACGGAAAGATACTTGAGTCCAATGATGAGATCAAACTCGCTATCGAGTCAATAACAATCAACAAACAATCCCCTGAAACAATGGAAAAAGTAATCTTGACGCCGGAAGCTTTAGCAGCACTGGCCGTTACCGCCACTCCGGATGGAGCGGCCCTGAGCGCAGCGATCGTAAAGCTCGCAGCGGATAAAACAACTGCTGAAACTGCCAACGTGCAGCTCGCAGCCGATAAGAAAACTGCCGAGGATGCGCTGAAAGCTCATCTCTCAGCACAGGCAAAAGCCCTGGTTGATGGCGCCATCGCCGAAGGTCGCCTCACAGCTGAAAAAAAGGACTCCTTTATGAAGCTGGCCGAGAGTGATCTCAAACAGGCACAGGAACTGATCTCCTCTATCCCCCCAAAAACCACCCTGTCATCCCAGGTGAAACCAGCCGGTTCATCTGCCGGCGAGGACCGCTCCGGATGGGATTATATGAGATGGGCAAAGGAAGATCCAAAAGGTCTTACCAAACTCGCAGCTGAAAAGCCTGAGGAGTTTAATGCCCTCAAAGAAGCTTACAAACCGAAACATTAACCAATATCTACAGTAAAATGAGACCCGCGAAAAAACTTAATTTTGGCAACCTGTTCTTTAACGTGGTTGTTATGTTGATGGCCGCAGCATTCTTCGCCATCAGTCCCGCCATTGCAATTGGTGCTTCGATTGTAAGTGGTACTGTTCTTTCCTTTGGCCCCGCCAGTGGCACCGTAATGATGGCCGGCCTGCAAAAGGAAATCTGGACCGATATCATTCTTGAGAAGTTTTATCCTGACGGAAGCTTTCTGGCTGAAGGAAGGGACATGTCAAGTTTGGTGGAATTTAACAAGATCAACCTGGCAGAGGCCGGAGCGGATCCTGCCGTGCTTGTAAACAACACTGCTTATCCGATTAATGTGTCCACCAGGACTGACGTTCCTAAAGCCCTTGAATTAAGTACCCTGGATACCGAATCAACGGTGGTCAGGAATCTCGAGGCGATGGAACTTTCATACGATAAGATGGCATCCGTGACGCGTGGTCATAAGAATGCCTTGCTTAGAAAGGCTTATGAGCTCGGTGCATGGAACTGGACACCTGCCTCAAGTACTGCCAATACGCCTGTATTAACTGCGACTGGTGATATGAATGCCATAACAGGATACCGCAAACTCAAATTTGAGGATGTCCTTTCATTGGAAACTGCTTTTGATGATATGGATGTGCCGGAAGATGGTCGTATCCTGGTATTGAATCCCAAACATAAAGCTGATTTGAGCTTGCAGGATATGGCTCTTTATAAAGCGATGATGATGAACGGTAACCTGTTCAGCTTCAAGTTGCGTAAGACAAGTGTTACGCCGAAATTTAATGCAACCACAGGTGTCAAGTGTGCATTTGGTGCGGTTGCTGCAGAGACTGATACCATTTCATCATTCGCCTTCTACAAAGAGGAAGTGATGAAGGCAATGGGAACCATTGAGATGTTCTATACGTTCAGGGATCCTGCGAATAAAGGTGATATTTTCAATTTCCAGTTGAGATTTGTTGCCCTTCCAATGCGTGCAAAGTATATCTCTGCGATTTACTCACCGAAAGAATAGAAGAAACCCCCGTGTGAAGCGTGAACCCCCTGAAACCTTACCGCAGGGATTAGGGGGGTTCTTCTTTAAAAACTGAAAATGGAGCAATCATTTGAAATGTGGATCTACCGGGGAGCGATATTCATCCTGCTATCTATCCTCTGGTACCTGGCAAAAGGAGTTCTGAAAGAATTGAGACTGATACGCAACGCGCTCCAGGGATTGAATATGTCGCAGATCAAGCAGGATGCAAGGATCACTGCGATCGAGGAGAAAAGTGCCAATCACGAAAAGCGCATCGATTCTCACGCAGGCTGGATCAGGGACATTGAGAATATTCAGAACCGGTGTTCAACTTGTCCGAAAATAACTTAAAAAGAAACGCAGTCATGGCAGAGGAAAAAAAGAAATTCAAGGAAACTACCATCGGTAAATTCCTTAACCAGGTGGCCCCGAGTATCATCGACATGGTCGGTGATGTACTGCCCCCGGTAAAACTCCTGAAGGGTATGTTTGATCAGACTCCGGATGTACCACCTGAACAGCGTGTGGAATTCGAAAAGCTCCTGAAGGATTATGAAGAGCGGGAACTGTCCTTACTTCTGGCAGACGTGAAGGATGCCAGGGATATGCAGAAAACCGCATTGAACCAGCAGGATAACTTTTCCAAAAGATTTGTGTATTACTTCGCAGCTGTCAGCTCATTCCTGAGCTTTGCGTATATCTTCCTTATCACTTTTGTGCCAATCCCGCCCGAAAACCAAAGGTTTGCTGACACTATCCTGGGCGTGGTAATTGGAATGGTCCTGGCCTCCGTTTATGGATTCCTTTTTGGGACGACCAAGTCCTCCCAGGAGAAAAGCCAGGTAATTAGTTCATTCATTGATACCTCAAAATCATAATCATGTCAACGAAAAAAGAGCCTGCAAAAGAGGCCAAAAAGCCACAGGCAAAGAAGGTTAATACACCGGAAGTGGGAGCAACCGTTCCTGCAGCTGATGAAACCCAGGTACCCGGGACCGATGCTCCTGTTGAAGATGAGATCACCGCTCCTGTGGAATCAGATGCTGCAGCTGGAGAAACCATCGAACCGGCTGGAGATGCTGGTACTGTGCAAACCGAGAAGGTTACCCTGAAAGAGGTTGTTAAAACCATGAAGGGTATCGCAACTGCAGTTGACAAGGTAGCTGCAGATCTCAAAAAGAAGCGACTGGATGAGGCCATGAAAAAACGTGCAAAGGAGGTCTTTAAAAACCATTCAGTTGATGTGCTGTATATGACTCAGGACGTCACGGCATTCCTTGAACCGCAGTATGCCCATATTCACGCTGGGAGTTTAGAGTCTCAGGAAGTAACCACCATCGAAAGAAGGGAGATCCAGTAATGTTACCACGCGTTAAGATCTTTTTTGAAAACGGCGCTTTGGGTTCGGTTGTACCGAGTCCTGATGGCGTTTTGGGCATGGTGCTCACCGGCGCTGCCGTAGCTGGCAAGTTTGTCCTGGGCACAGCCTACCAGATCCGCAAGTTCGCCGATCTGGAAACCACCCTGGGGATCACCACGGTCAACAATGCGAACATCGTTAAGCAGGTTGGCGAGTTTTACGACATGGCTCCGGAAGGTACCGAGCTCTGGCTCCTGGGATGTGCCAACACGGTGAGCATGGCCACCATGTGCGATAAGGATGAAGCTTACGCAAAAACACTGATCATTGCAAGCAATGGTCGTGTTCGTGGAATCATCGTTTCCCGTACCCCTGCCGGCGCATATGTACCAACGATCACCCACGGACTGGATGATGATGTTGCAGCCGCCCTGATCAAGGCTCAGGCCCTGGGAGAATGGGCTGCAGTTTCACGCTTTGCTCCTGTGTTTGTCCTGATCGAGGGACGTTCCTACAGTGGAACCCCGGCAGATCTGAGTGACCTTACGCTTACCGAATACAACCGGGCAGGTGTGCTGATCGGTGATACAGTGAGCGATTCAAAGAACGCCTGCATGGGACTTCTTGCCGCCCGTATTGCAGTGAACCCGGTCCAGAGAAACATCGGACGGGTAAAGGATGGCGCATTGCCTACCCTTGTTGCATACATCGGAAACAAAGCCGTAGAGCTGGCCGATGTTGAAAGTATTCACGATAAAGGGTATATCACCCTGAGAACCTTCGTTGGTCGTGCCGGTTACTTCTTTACTGATGATAGCCTGGCCACGAAAGTGTCTGACGATTACCGCTCGATCACCGCACGCCGGACGATCGACAAAGCTTACCGCATTGCCTACGATACCATGCTCGAGCAGTTACTCGACGAGATCCCGGTGAATGAAGACGGGACCATGCAGCTCACCATGATCAAGAGCTGGCAGGGACTGGTTGAAAATGCGATTGCAAACCAGATGACGGCCAATGGTGAACTGTCAGCTGATGTAACCAACCCGAAGGATCGCGGTGTAGAGTGTTACATCGATCCGACTCAGAACGTCGTGAGTACTTCCCTTGTAAAAGTTCAGGTCCGTGTTCGTCCGTTCGGATATGGCCGTTACATCGACGTGTACCTGGGCTTCAAAACAGTCAACGTTTAATATTCATTTAACTCTCATTTCAATCATGAAAAAAATCATCGTAATAGCCTATTTTGTGATGCTCCTGACAGCATCATCCTTCGCGCAGCGTGTAGTGATGGCCAATTATACGGATACGATCACCAACGCGCAAACCAAGTATTATCCTGCAGCTGTGCAGCCTGCGCTCACTTATGGAGCGTTCCAGTGCTGGGTTGACCATATCACCGGATCCACAGACAGCACCTATGTCATGCTTCAGGGATCTATGGATAACTCGGTGTGGATCACGCTGAGCTCTACGCTGTATGCCAATACGATCATCAGTACCGCAGCCGCGCCAACTGACTTTAAAACGTTCCGGATGACGACCACCGATGCCGGCATGACCTGGAACATCTCCACGCCACTGCTATTGCCATATTACAGGTACGCGGTTACACATTACGCAACCGGTACCGTGCGCTTCCTGGGATACCTGTACAAGAAAAAGTAGTCACTTAACAACCTGTCATCATGTTCAACAGTAAAGAATACGAATTCGCAGACATTACCATTTTTCTCGGAAATAAAGATGTCACCGGTATCCGGGGTATCAAATACACCGAAAAGATTGAACGTGAGCCCTTGTACGCGAAGGGACGACATCCGCACTCCATTCAGAGTGGGAATGTGAGCTACGAGGGTGAGATCACCCTTACCCAGAGTGAGCTCGAAGTTCTCACTGCAGCCGGTAATGGATCCGTGCTGAATCTTGTAACAGATGCAGTGATCACTTACGGCAATGCCAGTAATGGTGACACGCTGATCACTGACAAAATGATCGGCATGCAGTTCACTGAATCGACCAAAGGAATGAAGCAGGGTGAGAAATTTATGGAAACATCTCTCCCGTTTATAGCCCTTCGTAAACTTAACCAAATCGCATAATCATGAAGACGTTAATCGGCGAGGCCACGCCTGAACAACTGGCCGAGTGGAAAAAGAAGTTTAACGGGGGTAAGAAGTTTATTTGCGACGGACACGCCGCCTATTTACGATTTCCCACCCGGACAGAGGTTTCGTATGCGCAGACCATCACCGATGGCATAAAGAGTAATGCGCATTTGCTCAAAACAATCTGGCTCGGAGGATCTGAGGAGTTCCAAAAGAACGATCGGTTTTTCTTTTGGATCTCGAAAGAGCTCCCCAAGATGATCACTGAGAAAACCGGCGAAGTCGAGGATTTTTAGAAAAAGCCCAGGGATCTTTTGAAGCGAACCCGATAGGATATATCAACACCATGATGGAATACTATCTCAGAATAGATCCTGACACCTTAACCGACGAAGCCTGGGCGCAGAAATACAAGCAACTCGCAGACATCAGGCAGAGAGAGAAAGATTCTTCATAGCAAACTCCAGGGACGACAATGAACAGCACTACGACATATACGATCAACGTTGCCGGAAATGCTGCCCAGGGTTTCAACTCCATTAACACATCAGCCGCTGCAGCGACGAAGGCAACTTCATCGCTGCAGTCTGCTGTTATGAAGATCGGTGCAGCTGCCTTTGCTGCAAACAACATCAAAAGTGCGATCGACAACATGTCGTCGGCGATGGATGCAGCTATCAAACCCGGTATTGACCTCAATACATCCTTAACTGATCTGCAGGCCATAACCGGAGTTGCCGCAGATAAGCTCAAGCAGATTGAGGGATATGCCAGGGAGTCTGCTAAGACTTTCGGGGGATCCGCATCGAAGGGGGTGGAATCGTACAAGCTTATCCTTTCCCAACTTGGTCCTGAAATTGCCAACACGCCTGCAGCGCTCAAGGCGATGGGGGACAGTGTCAATGTTCTTTCAAAGACAATGGGCGGCGATACCATCGGGGCCACTGAAGTACTCACCACTGCCATGAACCAGTTCCAGGTTGCCCTCGATGATCCGACCAAAGCAGCAGGCACGATGGCCAGCATGATGAACGTGATGGCTGCAGCTGCAAAAGAAGGATCCGCTGAATTGCCACAAATTAAAGCCGCTTTGGAAAACTCCGGGATGGCAGCAAAAGCGGCAAATATCTCATTCGAGGAACTTAATGCATCGATCCAGGTGATGGATAAGGCTGGCAAGAAAGGTGCTGAAGGAGGTGTGGCCATCCGCAATGTTCTGGCAACTTTATCTGAAGGCCGGTTCCTGCCTCCCGAAACTCAGAAGGCACTCACAAAAGCCGGGGTGGATCTTCAGGGTCTGGGCAATACCAGCCTTTCATTTTCTGAAAGGTTGAATCTCCTTAAACCGATTATGAATGATGCTGCCCTGGTGACAAAGCTTTTTGGCAAGGAGAATCAGAATGCAGCCATTGCGCTCATGAGTGGTACTGATGAGATCAAGAGACTCACCGGGGCTGTATCCGGAACCAAGTCAGCGACTGAACAGGCTGATATCGTCATGGGCAGTTACCAGGAGAAAATGGGACGCATGAAAGCTGCAGTGGAAGATTGGGGGATCAGTATTTTCAATTTAACAAAAGGAGCGCTGCCTGCATTCAAAGGTGCTCTTATGGGAGTTCAGTTAGCTGTTGGCCTGGTTACGCTTGCCGCATCCTGGTCAACAATAACCGAGGGGTTTGCAGCTGCAGCAACTGGATTATGGACCGCTGCAACCTGGGCTTTGACTGCAGCCATGTATGCTTTGCCAATTGTTGCTGTGGTTGGAGGGATTATACTCGCCTGGAATAAGTTTGAAGGTTTCCGCAATGCAGTGAAGGGTACCTGGGAGGTAATCAAAGGATTCGGGAGCATTTTGAAAGAATTTGTTATTGATCGGGTGCATAGTCTTATCTCCGGGATCGGTGCCCTGGGCTCTGCGATCGGAAAGTTATTCTCTGGTGATTTCAAGGGAGCCTGGGCAGATGCCAAACAAGGCGCGATGGATCTCTCCGGAGCCGGTTCTGTGCAAAAGGCGGCAATGGCCGCCAGGGATGTTGTCAAAGGTGCATTTTCTGATAAGTCTGGTGGAGCCGTGTCTCCATTTGTCGGCGCACCTGGTGCCGATGTAACTCCCAATGGAGCATTCGGTACCCAGGCGTATGTGCCAGGGGCCGCTATTGATACCCCGGGATTGCCGGGTGCAAAAGGAGGTAGTGCTCCGGCACCAACCAAAGAAGGGAAAAAGACTGCCGAGTCGGTTGTCACCGGTGGATCCAAATCAACCAATATCACCATCACGCTAAAGGATCTGGTTGGAACGCTCACGATCAACGGAAACGGGAACTTTAAAGAGTCTGCTGACCAGATGAAGGAGATGATCCTTGATCAGCTCACCAGGGTACTATCATTAGCACAATCAAACTCATGATAGGATATTACAACAACCGGGTACGGATCAATCTTAACAGCTCAAGGGATGCTGATGTAACTCAACTATCAGGTCCTGCAGATGCCTGGGATGATAAGCCAACCAACGCCAACGGTTATGCTATGGTGATGCCGGTGAAGCTCCGGGTCCCTGGAGGTGATTTCTGGACCTTCCCGGTTGAGCCATTGGTATCATTGTCTGGCGGTAATATCATTGCAAAGCGCACGGTTGCCAAAAGCAAAGGTCGCGGCACGATCAAGGAAAGATGGTCGCAGGATGATTACACGGTGAACATCGAGGGAGTGATGATCAACATGGACAATGCGAATGTTTACCCGGAGGCGGACGTGAGGAAGCTCCGGGAGTTTTGCGAGGCTCATGAAGCGCTGGAGATCGAGTGCGACCTGTGCCTGATCCATGACATTTCCCGCATCACGATCGTATCCTGGGATATCCCTTTCACAAAGGGAGAGGCCAATCAACGATTCAGCATCTCCGCACTGAGCGATGATCTTTTTGATTTGCTCGTTGACGATGTAAAACCATTAACTGCCAATTAAATGTTTGACATGTCCTGGAAGGTCCAATTAGGAAAGTACCTGTTAAAGCTCATTGACTCGATAGAGATCATTGAGTCAATTGACCTGTTGTCGGACACGGCCACAATCAAGCTCCCGGGATCTGCTCTTAATAAACAGCTGGAGATTGAATCCAAGATCAAACGCGGCGACATCGTGGAGATCTGGCTCGGGTATGACAATTCACTTAAAAGTGAATTTAAAGGTTTTATCGAGAGCATTGCAACCGATGATGCAGCGATCACAATCAAGTGTGAAGATGGTATTTTCCTCACCAGGGCAGCTGTCAAGGATAAGGAAATGAAGAACTGTACATCGAAAGATATTGCTCAATATGTGATTGACCAGGTGAACATGTCATTGCCGGCAGATCAGAAGTTGTCCCTCTCATGTGATTACGAGCTCAAGTATGACAAGTTTGTGATAAGCAAGGCCAATGGCCGGGACGTGCTCAATAAGCTCCAGGAGGAAACCAAAGGCAACATCTACATGAAAGATCGGGTGCTGCACTTTCATCCGGCATACATTGAAAAGTTTGGTGATGTCAAGTATGATTTCGCTATCAATATTGAAAAGAGTGACCTGCAGTACCGTCGCGCCGATGAGCGCAGTTATGAAGTTGAAGTTGAAGGGATCGGTCCGGACGGTAAGCGCACGGTCGTTACCCTGGGAACCACCGGGGGAGAGAAACGCACGATCAAGATCTCCGGAGTGACCGATGCTGCCAGTTTAAAAAAACGCGGAGAGGAAGAATTGAAGTACTTGGTATTCGACGGATACGAGGGCAGCATCACCAGCTGGCTCGTTCCTGAGGTGCATCCGGGATACTCGGCTAAAATCACCGACGATGATTATGAATACAAGTCCGGGACCTATTACGTGGTTACCGTGACGACGAATTTTTCACAGTCCGGAGGATCCCGGAAGGTTCAGATAGGAAGAAAACTCGCAAATGGATAAGGAAGCAAGAGCCATCGACATGCTTAGGTCAATCTCCAAAAAGGGGGATTGCTTCTTTTATGCCACAGTGATAAAAATCACCGGTGACACCTGCAGTGTGAAGATCGCCGAGCTCGAGCTCACGGATGTAAGAATTAAGGCCACAGACGATGGATCAACGGATAAGTTGACCATTACGCCAACCAAGAATTCAAAAGTGATCGTGGGCTGCAACAATGGCGACCTGCGTGATCTGTTCCTGGTGAAGGTGGATGATCCGGAGGTGATCCTGTACAATCACGGTGACGTGAAGGTGACCATTGACGGGAAAGCAAAAGAGATCTCCCTCGAGGGAGCAAAGTACACGCTAAAGAATAGCCAGGAGGATTTGAAAACGCTCATAGAGGATCTGATCAAGGAGATTCAGAAGATTACCGTAACGACAGGAACAGGCCCCTCAGGGGTGCCGATCAACCTGCCACAGTTTCAACAGATAGGTTTACGATTACCTAAACTCTTTATATAATGCCACTGAATAAGGTAACACTTAAACAATCGATAAAGGCGGCGTTCCAGAAAGCAAAAGAGCAGACTGGAGATCCAGATGCGGCCTTTGATGAACTGGCCGGTAGTATATCAGATGCCGTTGATACTTACGTCAAGGGAATGACAATTACATATTTAACCGGGCTCACCTCACCAAGTGGTCCAGTGGCCGGAGTGTTTACAAACGAGATCAGCTAATGCCGACAGATATCCTATTTGACCCCGAAACGAATGATCTCGCCTGCAAAGGTGGAGATTTCGTTATTGGTGAATCCACAAGGCAGCACCAGACCGATCTTCTGCACGCCAACGAGGGAGAGTACAAGCAATTTCCTACCACAGGAGTTGGTATTGACGGATTTTTGAATGACTCCGATAACACGGAGATGATCCGGAAGATCCGCAGGCAGTTTACCCTGGACGAGATGAGCGTGACAAAGATTACGATTGGCAGTGGTATCAACATAAACGCGAGCTACAAATGAAGATCGTAAAGGCTGAATCCGGACAGACAATATGGGATATCGCCCTTCAGGAGATCGGATCGGTGGAAGCCGTGTTTGATATTCTTGATGTAAATCCGGACCTGCAGCTGGACCAGACGATCCCCGTCGCGTACCCGGTGAGGATCCCCTCCAGCGTGATCAGTCCGAGAGTGGTTGATTACTATTTAAAGAACAAAACAAAGCCGGTATCCGGATTGGATTATGAAGCAATCGTCACACAAAATGACATGAACACACAAAAACAAGATCTTGATTATTCGCTCGCCGGGGGCGACCACATGTTTGCCTCGGTGAGATTGTTCTTTTTGCATGACATGCTCAGCGTGCAGATCGTGTATGAGGATATCGACACCGATACGGTGGTGGTCTCGGTTGATCAGTCGCTGGATGGAGTTAACTGGAGCATGATCCCGTTCGCATCACAGGTGCTGGATAAGGACAAACCGAACCACACATTTAACATCGTGGGCCTGCTCACAGACTTTGTAAGGCTGCATGTGGAAGTGCCGGACGCATCGACGGGCACACTCAAGTCAGTAACCTGGAAAACGTAACCTATGGCCCGGAAAATCTCTGAAATATACGACGCGCTCAATGCATCGAAGGCCTCAATGGAGGAATTGAATACCTATGTGGTAGATGAGGATGTCCCTGGTTCTGTCCAGGATAATGCGATCGATTTGGCAATGGATATCACGTCGGAGTCTAAGGTAGCCGTTTGGCGCTTATGGCTCTGGATCTTTGCCGTTGGTTCATGGGTTATTGAAGTGCTTTTCGATCGCCATGTGATTCATGTGACCGAGGTGCTGGAGTCAAAGCGTGTTCATACCCTGAGGTGGTATGCCGAAGAGTCCAAGAAGTTCCAGTACGGATATCCCCTGAGCTGGATCGATAATAGTTTCCAGTATGCCACTGATGACTCTAATTCAAGGATAGTAAAGTACGCTGCCGCATCGGAGAAAAACGGGAAAGTAGTTCTAAAGGTAGCAAAGGATGTTGGAGGAACAAAGACGGCGCTGTCCACGCTCGAGAAATCAGCGTTCACGGAATTCTGGTCAAAGTACAAGGATGCCGGAGTAAAGCTCGAGGTTGTTTCTCAGCCGGCAGATCTGCTGAAGGTATTCATCACGATCGTGCGCGACCGGTTGGTTCTGGACGCAAATAACAATCTTCTCAGGAATAACACCATTAACCCGGTTGAACTTGCAATAAAAGCTTTTGGTGACAGCCTGGAGTTTGATGGCATACTTCGCCTGTCGAAGCTTACCGATGCAATCCAGCTGGCAGAAGGAGTTATCGACGTGGAGATCACCCAGGCCTGGTATAAACCGGCAGGTGGTAGTTATTCGGTGGTCGATATGTCGGTGGAAGCCGTTGCAGGATACTTTGAGCTCAGTTACGACGATTCAATATTCAACTATCACGATAATGTGGAAGTCACAGTTTTCGATTAATGTAATAGGGCATATACATTTACCCTTCCGGTACCGGTCGTTGATGTCGGTTG